AGACCAATCAAGTGTTACAACAATTCTTGGCTTTACACCCAGACAATGGCGTGTTATTCGAAGAGATGGATACACAGAAAGATGCTGCGGCTCAGTTCGATAGCATTAACTTGCAATTGGATGCTCAATTAGCGGCTCGTGATTTAGATATCAATACAGCAGAAGCTGTTGCTCGTGTACTATTAGGCACACGTGTAGACAAGTTATCTAGCGAAGAACTTAGACGTGATTTACTTGTTTACGCAAGAACGCATCCGGCTCAGTTCCTTGGTATGTTGAATGACCCTGAACTTAAGTTACAGAACATTGCGGTGAAGTCTATCCAGGATGGTACATTTGTTTTAAAGAACAAGAACCGTGATATCTTCTACAACTTGTCTGATAACAAGAAGAAGCTAATGGGTGTGCCGTTTGGCGAAGACCCGGTTAAATTGTTGGCCTCGTGGCTACAAAGTAATGACGGACTTGAGATCTACGAGTTACTCTCAAAGAAGTACCGATAAACAGAAGGGGATACGAAAGTGTCCCTTTTTTGTTTTATATTGCATGTGAATAAATATTCGTAAATTTGTCATTATGGTAAATTCGGTTTATAACACAGTGCTCAATATTGTCGCTAAGGAGCGTAACGGCTTTATTACGCCAGAAGAGTTCAATAGCTTTGCTAAGCAAGCTCAGCTTGAATTATTCCAACAATACTTTTACGACTTCCAGAAAGCTAAGATTTCTGACCTTAAAGGAATGGAGACTAGCGGATATTCTGATATTACAAAGCAGCTGGATCAAACAATTGATGCATTCTCCAAGAATACCGACTTGGTATACAACGGAGTTGACTTCAAGTTTGACTTACCCGAAAACTTTTTCTTATTAAACGTACTCTATTATAATGGTAAAGAAGTTACTCATGTGGACCAAGGTAAATTATATTATTTGCTTAATTCCAATCTGACAGCACCTACAGAAACGTACCCTACGTATGTTATGCAAGGGACTCAGGTAGCTGTGTATCCTACTACCATTACAGATAACATTAATATCTATTACGTTCGTTACCCAGCTGATCCGAAGTGGACTTATACGGTGGTGAACGGAAGTCCTTTGTTCAATCAATCGGCAAATGACTACCAAGATTTTGAGTTGGCTATATCCGACTTCCCTAAGTTAGTCGTTAAAATTTGTGAATATGCTGGCGTTAGTATTAGAGAGATGGATGTGGTTACAGCTGCTAGAGCAGAAGAGGCTTACACTGATCAAAAACAACAATAATGAATCAGGAAAAATATTACACCAATGATGGGGTAAACCCTACCGATGCCAACTGGGGCTCGTATCAGAACGTTACGTTAGGTGATGTAGTGAATAACTTCATCCTTATGTATACAGATGATGGCGAGTTGCTTAATAACATCAGCAGATATAAGGTTTTATTTCACGCAAAAAGGGCGATTCAAGAACTGAACTACGATGGTAATCGTCAGGTCAACACGTTGCAGTTAGATGTGGGTGATGATTTGAAGTTTGTGCTTCCTCCTGATTATGTGAACTATGTTAGAATCTCTTTGTTTTGGGGTGGTAATCTGTATCCGATGCATGAGAATACTCAAGCAAATTCTGCTATTGAGTTTTTACAAGATAATGATTATCAAATCTTATTTGATGACCAAGGTAATGCATTGCAAGGGACCTCGAAACTAGACCTGTCGCGTATTGATGGTGAGAACTATATGTTGTGTCCATTCAATAACCAGTGGGGTTGGTACGTAGATGGTCTATGGTACTTCACTCAAGGCTTCGGTGCTGCTTACGGAATGAACACAGAGGTGGCAAACGTCAACCCCTCATTCAGAATTGATAAAGTATCAGGTGTAATTAACTTCAGCTCAGGTGTTGCAAGACAATCTGTGTTGGTTGAATATATTTCTGATGGCATGTATCCAGGTGATGACAACTTGATTATTGTTAACAAGTTGGCAGAGGAGTACATTTACTCATACATTAAATGGGCGATATTGAACAATAAGGCAAACCAGCCTGAGTACATTATCAATAGAGCTCGCAAAGAGAAAGTTTCCAATTGGAGAAACGCAAAGATTAGATTAAGTAATTTACACCCAGGTCGCTTATTAATGAACATGAGAGGCCAATCTAAGTGGATTAAGTAAATGATAGAACTTCAAAGAAATTTCCTTTCGGGGGTCATGAATAAAGACCTTGACCCTCACTTTTTACCTGATGGTGTATATCAAGATGCACTAAACATTATTGTGGGTGATTCTGACGGAGCATTCGTGTCTTCTGAAGGGTCTCACAATGGTGTGGCACAGAACTACTTAGGTAATATTCTGAAGGGAACTGACTACGAGTTAACTAACGCATTAACTATTGGTTCGTTAGCATACGAGGCGAACAACTGTATTTATTGGTTAGTGGCATCTGATACGTTGGACGCTATCTACGAATACAATGAATTAACAGATACGACTACACCTGTATTGCAGGCTACTAAGGCAACACCCACTACGGCTTCATTGCTTGGCTTTGACAAGGCGTTCTTTGTTACAGGCATAAACTATATCAACGGACTACTTTTCTGGACTGACAATCTAAATCCTCCACGTAGGATCAACATTGATCGTGCTAAGAATTATGCAGTAGATGGATTTACAGAGGCTGACATTAACGTCATCTTGGCACCTCCATTATCTGCACCAACTATTAACTTGTATTCAGAAGGAGAGGCAAACAACTTGGAGAACAAGTTTTTGTATTTCTCTTATCGTTATAAGTACCTAGATAACGAGTATAGTGCGTTATCTCCTTTTACGCCTGTAGCATTCTTCCCCAAAGAGTATGCCTACGACTATGGTGTGTCTGAGAATATCTCAATGGTGAACAACTTCAACACCGCTGATATTACTTTTAATTCAGGTTCAAAGAACGTGAAGGAGGTTCAGTTGGTGTTTAGAGATACACAGAGCACTAACACATACATTATTGATAGCTTAGTTAAGAGTTTAAATAACTACGACGACAATACAGAGTACTCGTTCACCTTTAAGAACAATAAGGTGTTTACGGTTCTGCCTATCGAGCAGGTTAATAGACTATTTGATAACGTGCCTATTAAGGCAAAGTCTCAAGAGCTTATTGGTAGCCGTTTGGTTTATGGCAACTACACTCAATTCTTTGATTTAGTAAAAGAGAATAAGGAACCCATTGATCCTAAGTTTAGTTTATCATTACTATCTAACAGTGTAGTTAGTGGCACGCCTACACCTACATTTAAGAGTAATAGAGATTACGAGATTGGTATTGTGTACTTGGATGATTACGGTAGAACAACTACTGTCATTACACCAACGGAGAATACAAACACGATATACATCCCTGCATCTAACGCAATTGATGCAAACAACATTCGAGTGACAATTGATGGGACTTATCAGCCGCCAGCATTTGCTACGCATTACCGCTTTATGATTAAGCAAGATAAGCAGGAGTACTACAATGTATTCCCATTGACTTATTTTGAAGACGGTCAATTCAAGTGGTTCTTGATTAATCAAGCAGACCAAGATAAAATCACTGTTGGTTCTTATGTGTATTTGAAAGGTTTAACAAATAATACTAATACTCAGTACAAGGTACTAGATATTCAATCAAAGAATGCGAATTTCTTGAATAGTGCCGATTCGAATCAGCCAGCAGGTGTTTACTTTAAGTTAAAAATTGAAGCATCCGAATTGCCTCCTGTAACATATTTCTACGATTACAATGTAGGAGGGGGAACAAACCCGCCAACTACCCTTGTTTTTGGTAGATTTAATGTGGCAGAAAATGCTATATTTTATGGTAATGGATTAGACACCATGACCACAGGTGCGTCTAATGTATACATCGGAGATAATGATACGCGTTTTTACGTAGAAATAGATAGTGTTAGTGGCAATACATTTAAGTATTACGCATCACAAGATGGTAATTATAAAGTGCTGGTTGCTAGTGGCATTGCTATTAATTCTGCTGTGGACCAAGTATTAACATATTCTGGTGGTACTTGTTCTATTAGGTTTGCTTCAAATTCAGGATACACATTAAAAGACTACTGGGTTGTGAACTGCAGGGGTAGTGTCCAAGATTTATCTTTAAATATATTTGGAGGGTTTATCGACTACAGCACACCTGTTCCTGGGGTATTCTTTACACTAGATAACTGGGACCCAACTGCTGCTCACGATGAGGATAGACCCATTAAAGCAGGAGCTATATTAACATTTAAGTATAAGGAGACCAATGGTACAGACCAATGGATTACTCAAACGTTTATATCCACAAGAGATTATGTGAATATAGAGGAATGGTTTGTTGAGGATGGAGCTTATCAAAAATGGATTGCTTTAGATGAAACGGATCAAAGTATTGGCCCTAAGAATGTATGTTTTAGAAGAGGTTTATTGATGTCTACAGGAAGACCGGGTAGCATTGACCAAGGATCTACAATAAGTGCTACTTCTTTGGCTTACCCGATATACATGTATTTCTATTCATTCCAAGGTGGAGTTGAGCCTGCTATTGATACTAAGTTTTCATTGCAGCAATCGGAATTCCCATCTTTGTTTGAAACTGTTCCAACTGACACCAACCAAGATATATACTATGAGCTTTCACAAACGT